TCGCCAGTGTCGCGGCGCTGCGTGGCAAGGCCAGTGAACGCGGCCTCCGCCTGCTTCTGTGCGCCGTTGGTAATTACCATCTTCGGGTTGCCGCCCTGGACCCAGATCGACTGGAGGACGGTTTTCAGAAGCGGCTCGGTATAAGCCCGCTGCGTGCCGTTGGTGGCCGCCGTGACAGTGCCCGACGAGAAGCCGCCATTGGCACCCGACGAACCACGCGATACGTTGGTTTTCATCCACGCCTGCGCGCCGCCGAACAGGCCGGCAGTGCCCGACGCAGCCGCGACCGACGCATAGTTGCCGATCGCACGCTTCTCGATGTCGGTCTGAAGCTCGCGCCCCGCCTTCATCAATTCGCGCGCAAGTTCCGACTGGCGACCAGCCTTCTTCGTCCACTCGACCGTCGTCGAGGAACCCACGACCTTGGTGAAAATCTGGGTATGGTTGCCGACGCGGACAGTGTTTGCGCGCGACAGGTTCGCCAGATCATCGCCCTGGATCGAGGCATTGGCTTCGTTGGCCGCCGCGAGGGTATCCGTCTGCCACTCGGTGTAAGTGTTGTTCGCCGTCGAGCGGCCGATCGCGTTAATGAACGGCGTATCGTCGGGGAACAGCTGCGCGATCTTGTCGGAAAGGTCTTCACGAACGCCGACACGCGCGACGTTCTGAATGGTGTTCGTAGGAACGGTCATCGATCATGCTTTCTGGTTAGGCGGCTAGAGCCAGCCTGAGTTTTCCATCCATGTGGCGAGCGCTTCGTCCTTCGCGTTGCGCGATTTGGCCGATGTCGCGGCTTGCCACGCTGCGTCTGCCCGCGCCTTTCGCGTCTGGTCGGGAGCCCTTGCGGTCCCCGGCTTGGCGATGGGCGGCGGGTTCTTGCCGGAGCGGACTTTCTCCATCCGCTTCTTCATCAGCGCGTCGTAGCGGTCGGCCTTGGTCTTCCATTCGGATGTGACCTTGAGGGCCTTGATCGCCGACACGTCAGAGATTTCGTTAGGATCGAACCCGAGGAGTTCGGCGGTGGCATTCAGCTCCTGTGCGAGCTTCTGTCCGCTTTCCGGGTCGAAGATTTCCGGCAATTCGGCCTGGAGACGCTGGCGGAAGGCTTCTGCTTCGTGCGCCTGTCGTGCCGCTTGAACTTGGGCCTGCTCGGCTCTCGCGGTATCGGCCTGCCGCTGCGCCTGTTCGCGCTGGGCGGTGTAATGCTGATACGCTTCGAGCTGCTGGGCATAAGCCTCCGGGTTGACGCGGAACAGTTCCGCACTCGGAGGCGCAACCTCGAATTGCTTGGCGTAGGCTTGCAGCTGTTCGGCGGCTTGCGCCTTGATCTGCTCGACCACTTTGAGCGCTTCGAGTTGAGCGGCCTGCTTGACCTGGGCCGCTTCCTGAGCCTTGGATTGAAAGCCCTTCTCAAGCTCCCCGATGCGCCGAGCTGTGAACTCCTGCGCTTCTCTCGGGAGGCCCTTGAACGCTTCCTTTTCCTCGGCGGTCAACGAGTTTGGCGGATCGATGGGAGGAAGGTCTTCCTCTTCGATTTCCAGTTCGTCTTCGGCTTCTTCGTCGGCCTTGTCCTCGGGCTGCTCGCCTTCGGGTTCGGCCGCTTCTGCCGGCTGCTCTTCTTCCTGCTCAGGCTCCGCGCCTAGCATCTCCTCGGCGATTGCGTTGAAAGCATCTGCCGGGCTTGCGTCAGCGGGATTGCCGTCGCCTCCGGCTGCCACTTCGGGCTGGGCCATTGGGTTCGTCCTTTTCAGGCTTCTCTTATTGCCCTCTCGCGAGGGATCGCCGGGTGTCCCGGTCGATGGGGTGGCGGGTTGACCCCGCTCTTGTCGTTATCGCAGCGGAACCATGTCGAGCAGGCGGCGGGACTCGTGCCCCATCCTCTCGACTTCGCCCGCGCGGATCAGCGACTTCTCGGCAACGCGGCCCGCTTCAATCGCGGCATCCAGCCCGTTCGTGAGGTTGGCAACCACCTTCAGCGCAATTGACAGCGCCGTGATCTTTTCCGCGCGGACCTTCGGGCTCAGCTCGGTTGCGGCAATGTCGGCAATGCGCGCGAGATACGCCGCCTTCGTCTCATCGAGGATCGGGCGAATGAACTCGTTGCACAGTGCCGCGCGCTGGCCCCTCGCGGCAGTATCGGAAACGGGATCGGCGTTCACTCAGCCAAACTCCCGCCCTGCCGATATTTCTTCAGCTCGGCATCCTGATTGGCCTTGTAATAGGCCAGCTCTTTCTGGTGCTCCAATTCCTGGACGCGCAGCTGGCGCTCGAACTCCATCTGAGCAATCGCCTGCGCCTGCTCGAATTGCGCCTTGGCGGTCGCGAGCTGGATATTCTGCTGCGATTCCTGCTGGGCAATCGCGATCTTCGCCGAGCTTTCCTGCTGCTTGCCCTGCAAATCCGCGGCCTTGAGCTGCATTTCGCCCTGCACCTTCGCCATCTCCGGATCGGGCTTGGGCGGCTGCGGCGGAAGCGTTGACGGATCGGACACAAAATCGGCCGGCGAGCCGAGATTGGCGTCCTTCACCACGCCCGCCATCGACTTGTAGATATGCTCCGGCGTCACAATCGGCAGCCCGCCAAGCATGACCTCGCGCTGGATTTGCAACAGCATCATGCGGTTCTGAAGCCGTTGATCCTTTCGCCCCGAGCCAAGGCCGACGCGGATCATCACTTCCATGTCTTCGGGCCATTGCGACGGGTCGATCTCGCGATATTCGCCGTCCACCCGTAACCGCATCGGGGAACCGTAACGGCTCCTGAGTTTCAGCTTCAGGCGCATCAGTCTCGCCACCGCTTCCGCGAAGTTGCGGGCGAGATATTCCTCCACCTGCTGGCCCTGCGCCTGCATCAGCGCGGTGCCCGTCGCGGTCTTGTTCAGCGCGTCCGCGTCGAGCCCCTGGTTGAGCCGCGTGATCCCCGTGCGGCTCTCGCGCTGGCCGATCATAAACTCGATCGCCTTAAGCGCGCTGTCCCCGTTGAACGCCTCGGCGAGCGGCTCTGGCCTGTTCGGCCCCTTGCCGCGAACAACCCCGCCGGGGACAATCGTCAGCAGATCGTCGTAGGTGTTCTCGGTAACACAATCGTCGGGCACCCACGTTCGCGGCGTGAGCGTGTGATACTGCCCGTCGAGATAAATCCGGAGCAGCGCCGTATTGACGCGCTGAATGTCCGTCACCTTGTCCGCCAGCGACTGGCCCGCCAACCGTCCCGGCATGGGGAACGGGCAGTAAATTACGAACGGCTGGTAATCGACCGGCTCGATCCGCAGCACCGTGTTGCCGACGCGATGAACGCACAGGCGCTCGGCAATGCCGTCCCCGTCCGCGTCGTAGAGGATATATTCCTCCATCAGCATCACGCGGCGGTTCGGTCCCTGCCGGTCCACGCCGAGCATGTTCAGGCCATCGTCGCGCGCCTGGCTCAGAATGTCGGGAACCACGTCGCCTTGCACCGACTCAACATCGTCGCGGTCGAAACCCATCGCGACCAGCTCGGACAGCGTTTTCGGGCACGCGTGCGCGATATACACCGCTTCGTCGGGATCGCGCGCTTCGGGCGAGATGCGGAACTCTTCGAGCGGTACAAGGTAGTCGCGGAAATAGGTCGGCGCATCCTGAAGCAGCACGGCACGACTCTTCTCGATACCGTCCGCCGGATCGATGAAAGGCTCGTCGGACTCGATGACCCCAAGCTCGTCATGCAGCGCGGTTGGGACAATCGCCTCGGTGCGCGTCTTTCTCTGCTCGACACAGGACTTGACGATCCCGAGCGTCGAGATGTTGCCTTCCTTCAGCCAGTCGTGAAGCAGCGAATAGCCCTTGCGCGCAAAGTCGCGGTGCATGACCTCGGTCGCGTCGTCGGCGGCCTGCTCGTCCTCGGAACTATCGGGCTCGAACTCAACCACCCGGTCGCCGGAAACGAACGTGCGCAGCACGGACACGTTCATGTAATCGACGGTCTCCGCAACATCGCGCGAGACGACCTTGGAGCAGCCGTCAACCTCGTCGCCGTAATAATCGCCGTTGTAGCTCTTCAGCGCGGTTTCGGCGCGCAATTCCAGCGATTCCAGACGCCCGCGCGTTTCCTCCTGCTGAAGAAAGGCCAGAAGGTCGGGCGATACATCGATCAAACGACCCTCCTCTGGATCAGCGTGTAATCGAGCTTCTTGGCGGCGCGCGGCGGCTCATGAGAAACGCACATTAATCCGAACGCGTCCGCCGCGTGGCTCGACCAGTCGTGCTCCGGGCCTAGCCCGATGCCGCGCTCTTCGTCTTTCTTCTCGTGATACCAGCCGAGCGCATCGAGCCCGCCCGAACACTTGGCTTCGTCAAACCAGATCGACGAGAACAATCGCCGCGACGCCTCGATGCGCGCCGTCTTTGCTCCGGCCGCACCCGAGCCCTCATTGCGGAGGCTTGTCGCGCTGTAGCCCGCATCCCTGAACGCGCTCTCGAAACTGCCGGGATTAGGTCCGGCTTCCTTCAATCCGTCATGCGGCAGGAATATCTCGACCTTGCCCGCGTCCAGCCCCTGCCGGCGAAGCCACGCCAGATGTTCGGCAATCGGCTGTCCCTGCGCTTCGTAATAGTTGAGGACGTTGATCCGCCCCCCGACGAACTGGCAAATCCACATCGCGAAAGCATCGGCTCTCGCTCCGGCTCCGCCGATGTCGCAATAAGCGCGGGTTGCAAACAATGGGTCGGGCGAGAGCGTAGTGAGCCGCCCCTGTATCCGTGCTTCCGCTAACGCCTTGGCGTAATACGCGCCCTCGGCAATCGTGACGTAGCCGCCCTCCCAGATATGGTCATATTGCTCGGGCTGCATTCTCACGCAGTCCAGCCGCTCCTGCTCCAGTTCGGCAGGAAACCACGGGTTCGAATCCCAATTCGCACGAACCACTGACGATCCGGTCGGAAGCTCGGCCCCCCTCAGCATCAGATCAACCGGGTCGGTCTTTCGTCTCGGGTTCCAGCTGAACCACAGTTCCGAGCCAGGCTTGCGGATTGTCGGCCGCAACAGGTTGAGCGACTTGGGGCTGACCGTCTGGGCCTCTTCGACCCAGGCCACGTCAAAACCCTCGTATGACTTGATCGATTCCGCCGTGTGATCCTGCAAGCCAGCGAACGCGATCAGGCCATTGCCCGGCGTCTTGATCTGGCTTTCCTGAACGTCGAACAGATGCCCTAGGCCGTGCGTCTCGATCTTCTGCTCGATCAGACGCTTGGCAGACTCCTTCAGCGACTTCTGGATCTCACGGCAGCACAGCCCGCGAAAGCCGGGCTTCCTTACCGCCGTTCCAATCATCAGGTCGGCGAAAAACTGCGACTTCCCCGAGCCGCGCCCGCCATAAGCGCCTTTGTAACGCGCCGGGTCCAGCAAAGGTCGAAACGCGGCGGCTGCGTCAATCCCCAGCGTTGTCACGAATGTTCCATGCGACTTCGCTGACAACCTTGCCCGCAAGCTCGGCGTTCACCTGAAGCGGAAGGAGCTTCGTGTAAATCTGGCTCCAGAACACGCGCTCGTTCCGCGAATCCTCCTTGGCCCAGAGCATCAGGCGGTTCGCCCCGCCGAGCCCTTCGGCCGCGAAGGCGATAGCCTCCTTGGCGAGCACGCCCGTCTTGTTTGGCGAGCCCTTCGGCCTTCCGCGCCCTCTGTGCGTTAAATTGTCGCTCACTATTATAATCCCTCGCGTTTCCGCTGCTCTCGCGAGCTGGGCGGTGACAGGATCGGTTACGCGGCGGTAATCACCGAAAGCTTGTTGCCGGGAACTGCGTCGATATCGATGCTGTAGCCCGTGGCGATGAAGTGACCCGACGCGCCAGCGGAAGCCGTGGCAGTCGGGTTCGCGCCATAGGCAAAGCGATCATCGGCCTTCGCGTAGACGCGGATGATCCGCGCGTTCGCCGGGGTCGCGGCCGACTGCGCCGCCGTGCCTGATGCGACAACCGTCTCCGAGCTGATCGGCACGCCATACATGTTTAGGTTCTGGGAACCCGTGTAATAGGTGACTTCGATCGTCATCTTCGTTTGCTTTCCTCTGTCACCACCACAGATGGTCGCGGTCGTTGGCTGTGCGTATCAGGCGGTCCATGATCGACGGGCGGTGTTCGGGCCACGCCGGTTCAAGCCATCGTGACCAGCTGCGGTCTTTCTTCGCCCGATCCCATTCGCTCGGCAGGATCGGCGAGAGTGCCAGTCGATGCCCGCCGTCTCTAAGCGGGCGAAACCAGGTCACAGCTTGTCGTTCTTGCCTTCACGCGGCGATTGCGAGCCGGTGCCAGTGCTGTCCGTTTCACGCATCGCCGGAATGACGATGTAGCGAACGATCGCATAAGCGACCGCGATTGCGACCAAAACCTCGGCGGTCACGAGCAGAGCGTGCATGGGCCTAACTCCTATTTGTGGGATTTCCGCATGTTGCGCGGATCGATGCCGAGCAGCTTGGCGAGCCAGTCGCGCATCTCCGGCCTGATCTTCACGTCGCGAAAGTCGTTGACCGCATCGAGCCAGAATACCGCCGCCAGTTCCCGATGATGGCCGGGGTCTTTCGCGTGCCGCTCGACCGCAAGAACACACATCGCCCTTGCGAGGATTTCCAGCCCCTCCCGAACCTCGGACGCGATTTCGGGCACGGGACCAGCCCTTTCGATGATGAGACGCTTACGAGCGTAGGACATGACAGCTCCCGCCGACGCAGC